ATAACACAGTATTCTTCTACATCTCGACGGACAATACAATCACTAATTATAAACTCATTGAATTTTTTATCCATTTCACTCTCTGTCTTTGGTGTAAATACTATATTTTGTTGTATAATTTGTGTTTCATTGTTATTGTTTATGGTGTTAGGTTGTTCATTTAGTTTTTTATTTTTAATTTCTAACTCTCTATTTTCAATTTCTAGCCTTTTATTTTGTTCTTCTAATTCTCTAATTTTATTTTCCAAGTCTTCATTTAGTTTCATTATTCTATTAAAATTATCTATACTATACGTTTTTGAATGTATTATATCTCGAATATGTTTGGTTAATATGTCAATAGTAAAATTTGTGCTGTCATAAGCAATTATTTCTGTTTTATTTTTGCCATTTAGTTGTATACTACGAATTTGTCTTTTTATTTTTGGATATGTTTTTATAAGATTCTCAATCTCCACTTTATTTTGAACTTTAAATGCTTCTACTAATGCGAAATTATTGTAACCTTTGCGATGGTCATTTATTCTAGTTGCCAGGTCATTAGTATGTCCAAATTTTATTAGTTTTTCATTTGCGTCATTTGTGTTATCAATTGTTCCAATATATATACATTCTGTGTTTAATGGAAAATGGACTAGTATTGCTTGTTCTATTGCTTTTTGTTTTTCTTTTTTAGAATTTTGTATTAGCTGTTGTTTTTCTTGTTCAGAATTTTGTTTTATTTCTAAAATAATATTTTCCTTTTGCTCTAATTGGAGTCTTAATTCGTCAGTTTCTTCTTCTACAATTTGATGTAAAACTTCTTCCATTTTCATATAATATTCATGAATTTCGCCTGCCTTTTTTGTTTGGGCTTTTAAACATAAGGACTTAAAGCATTTTATGGTTAATAATATTGTTTGTTTGTTGTGTCCGCCCCATTTTTCATCATTTGAACTTGCTTTCCCTAATGGAAAAGCAAGATTTTTATAGTCTATATCTAATTTAAAATGTTTTTCTAATAATACAACTGCTTTTACTTTTTGTTGAAAACCTAACCATTTCCATATATTATCTAAATCAACTACGAAATCTATATTTTTATCATAATTTAAGTAGCAATAAAAACTACTTACAAATAATTGTTGTTCAAAACCAGTAAAATTTTCTTGAATTTTATTTATTAATTTGCTATTATATGCTTTTGATAGCTTAGATATTGGATTTTTCTCTATTAATTCTATGATGTTTAATTCCTGCATCTTATTATATACTTTATAATAGGATACTCTTTAAGTTGTTTAATCTTGTTTATATATTTTGAAAGCAAGATTTATATAACCAAGATACTGTTTACCACTTTGTCTTTTTTACCGCGATTTTGGGCCCCTGACCACGTTTCTTCACATTATTCGGGTCATATTGCTCCTCCTCGTCTTCATCATTAATTGATTTGGATAGCTCCCAGAACTCTTTCGACCCTAATCTGAAATCATTATGTGCGTCGGCTTTATACCAAAACACTTGGTCCTGTAATTTGTTGGATTTGGCGTTGTTATTTATCACTAGGCACTCATAATTTTCGGTACATTGGTCCATCACTTGGCAAAATGACTCCAATGTAGGGAACATTCCAGCGTAATTCTCGTAAATTCGCTTCCTATTGGCAATGTAGGGCTCTCTTAAAATAAAAACATAATCAATATTGGTTCTTAATGTTGGTGGAATACCCAACGGATATTGCATTGTTATGATTAACATGACCTTCCAGTGTCTGCCATTCATGAAAAGTAACCTCATCATTTTATCGCGTGACCAAGTGTTATCATATAAGCAGTCATCTAGAATCACAAAAGTTCGCGGGTCAATTGTTGTGCGTTTAAATTGCTCCATTTCCTTCTTAATCTGTTTCAGCACTTGTCGCTGTCGCTTCAAAATGTTCTCAATAATTGCCGTATTGTATTCATTATGGATGAACAACTTTGGCACCAATTTGCCGTAAAACCCGTTACCCTCTTCTGTACCGGAAATAACAGTGCCAATTGGAATACTTTGTTGATAATATAGTAAATCCCTGACCAAAAATGATTTACCGGTGTCACGACGGCCAATTAAAACAACAACAGGACCTTTTGATTCATCAGGCTTGAAACTAATGTTTTTCATATCAAACCGTTTTAGTTCTAAATTCATTATATGTATACAACTATAAAAGATTTAATTTGTTTGACGCAAACTAAACTAATAAACTAACAAATAACAATTAATAAATAACAATTAATAAATGGCTAAAAAGTAAATTGTTATTTGTTAGTTGTTAGTTGTTTAGGAAAATAAATGTAAAATAAGTTAAATATTACTATTATTTATATTTTAATTAGCTAATGACAACAATAGCTACAACTCCTACAATTTCTGTCTTTGGTATTAATTACCAAAAAAGGAAGAATATAAACCTCTTTTCAAAGTTTCAAACTAACAAAACCATTTGTTTAGAACAGGTTCAAAATTATTTGCCAATTTACGACCGTTTTTTTTCACTAAATGAGAATAACTACAACAGCATAAACCTAAACCATTTATGGTATGTCTCAGATTTAAAAGATGAAAAAGTTGTAAAAAATAATAAAAATAAAAATAAAAATTCTGTAGATACTAATGCGAATACGAATACTAATAGTGACTTTTTATCAGAGCATGTTCACATGTGTAAATTAAAGAATAGTAATGATAACAGTGGCGACTTTACTAGTAGCCAAAATGTGTTTATTAAAATGGCACCATTATTGGACCCATTCAAATATATTATAGGCAAATACAACTACAATGATAGCAATCTATTCAATTTGCCGTCCATTGATAAAAGTGTGCCAGTTAACCCTAAAATAGCGGATGTAAATAATTCCGCATATGTAGATGGATTCTTTTCATTTTTAACAAGTCAGTTACTAAACAAACACAGTTTTATTCATGGACTGGATTATTATGGGTCTTTTTTAGCCATAAAGAAAAATTACAAAATTAATATTATTGATGATATTGATTATTTAATTCATTCTGATTTTTTTATGAAACAGCAAAATGTATTGTTTAAGGTTGATGATTATTCACATTTATTATCAGATGATGATGTAGTAAAACCATTGAAGCCATTGAAAATTATGTCAAACAAATCTGTGTTATCAATAAAGTCATTTGATGACACTATTTTTGATGATATTTTTGAAAATCAAAATCAGGAGCAAAATCAAAATTTAGAACAACTCAGTAGCAATTTAGTTACATTATCTGATATTAAGCATATGAATGTTGAATTGGTTGATATTATGAATTCATCCGAGCTTGCCGTTGACACAAAAAAGTCAGAGACACTAAAATCTGGTTCATCTTGTTCATCTAGAACATCACATACAGATGAAAATGATGATGAAAATGATGAAAATGATGATGATAATGAGGAAAATGATGATGAAAATAACATTCTAATAAACGATGTTGAAACAAATAATAGTGACACAGCTGATACTGATGCTGTTAACAAAACTAGTGAAAATGGTAGTAATATAGATGAATCAAAAAGCGACAATGATAGTGACAGCGACAGTGACACTAACAGCAGCGATTATTCCGATATTGACGAAGAAACATTATATCTCACATTTCCAAAGTTCCCAATCCAAATGATTTGTTTGGAGCATTGTGAAAACACATTTGACAACTTAATTTTAACAACTGAACTAACAAATGACGAATGGTTTTCAGCCTTATTTCAGGTTATAATGACACTTATTACATATCAAAAAATGTTTTCATTTACACACAATGACCTTCATACAAATAACATAATGTATATCAATACTAACAAAAAGTTCATCTATTATTGCTACAAAAAGAAGTATTATAAGGTCCCCACATTTGGCAAAATATTCAAAATAATAGACTTTGGTCGCGCCATTTACAAATACAATGGTAAGACATTTTGTAGCGACAGTTTTCAAACAGGGGGTGATGCCGCAACGCAATATAATACCGAACCATATTTCAATGAAAAAAAACCGAGACTTGAACCCAACTTCAGTTTTGACTTGTGTCGTTTAGCATGTTCTATTTTTGACTATGTAATTGATGATATTGAAGATGTTAAAAACTTGGATTTATGCGAGCCTATTGTAAAATTAATTGTTGAATGGTGTATTGATGATAATGGCATTAATGTTCTCTATAAAAATAATGGCTCTGAAAGATATCCCGATTTCAAATTGTATAAAATGATTGCTCGATGTGTCCATAATCACACACCTGTAGCACAATTGGAGCGACCGGAATTCAACAAATTTGTAATATCTAAGAATAGCATTGGTAATAATAGTAATGGTAATAATAGTAATGGTAAGAATAACGAGCAAATCATTAATATTGATGAATTACCATCATATGTAAATTAGAATGTGTAGAATGTGTAAAACGACATAATTTTATTGTATTAACAATATATAATATAATACAATAAAATGAGTTTTGGATTTATAATAACCAGACATGTTAATTCAGAACAAACTAACAAATATTGGAATCAGAATATTAAGCTAATTAGAACAAATTATCCTTTAAAAAAAATAGTTATTATTGATGATAATAGCAATTATGCTTTTGTCAAAGCCGATTTTGATTATAAAAATGTGGAAATTGTACAGTCTGAATATCCAGGCAGAGGCGAATTGCTGCCATTTGTATACTTTTTACGACACAAATGGTTTAACAATGCCGTGATTATTCATGATAGCACATTTATTCATAAACGCATCCCATTTGAACAAATTAAAATGCCAGTATTGCCTTTTTGGCATCATCCTTATGACAAGGAATATTTAAGCAATTTGCTTCGTATTTCCGCATATTTAAAAAACACGTCATTTATTCGCCAGCGATTGGCTGGCAGTGAAATTAATATATTAGGCATGAGTGATGACAAATTCAATTTGTGTTTTGGTGGTCAATGTTATATTAATCATTCATTTTTGTCAAATTTAGAGCGCAAATACAGAATTAGTAATTTAGTAAACGCAATTACTTGCCGCAAAGATAGGTGCGGTTTTGAGCGAATTTTAGGACTATTATTTAACAATGAATATAAAGGTATAAAAGCATTTCCGTCATTTTATGGTGATATTAGAACACATCATTTATCATTCAACTATAATTTTGACCAATATATCAATGATTTTAATAATAAAATTATTCATGGAACAATGATTAAGGTATGGACGGGGAGATAATAAAAAATCTTGAAAAAATGGAAAAAAGAGAATAAATGGAAATAATAAGTATAAATTTACTATAAAAAATATTAATAGGTTATAAATCAATAAAAATGGATTTAAAACCATATATACAAGATATTATTTCCTTATTAATGTCATTATTTTGTTGTTTTGGGCTTTATAAATATAAACAAACTAACAATGTACAATGGTTTAAATATATTTGGTATTTCTTTATAATTTATTTAGTTTATGATTTATATTCAGAAAGCCGCATCGATTTTTGGATTCATCACATATCTAGTATAATTTTAACATTGGTATCATTATTAATTCCATCAATACCATTTTCTATTATAGAACCCATATTTACAGCACTTGTAACTGAATCTAGCACTATATTTTTAAGCATTAAAATGTTAATTAGAACCTATTTGAAACAACCATCAACTGATTTGACAACAGACTGGGCCAAATTGTTGAAACAAATACAGCCAGGAAACGATATATTGTTCTTTCTAATATTCACTTATACAAGAGTATATTTGTTCAACAAAAATATTTTATTCAGTCCAGATTTTTACAACAATTTGGCAAATTCAGCTAATTTTTGGATGTTAGATAAAATAATTATATTGGTTTGCTGGATTTTAGGATTTTTAAATCTATATTGGTTTGCTATTATTGGTAAAAAAGCAGTTAATATGGCGGCTGGACGTGATGTATTTGAATACAAACCGGATAATAATAAGGATCCGTTTTTACAGAAAATTGAGGAGATTAAAGGCACTCTTAATAAACAGTAAAGTATTCGTTTTCAACTTTAGTTATTTATAATAAATACTTATAAATGACTAATTTAATAAAAAATATAAATATAAATAACCAGGACATATTTAATAAGAACATAATTAATAAAGAAACAACCCAATACATAACAACCCTAATTGTGTCTCTGTATGCTTCCTTTTGTTTATATCAATTTTGTTCGTCAGATAAAGACATAAAATGGCTCAATTGTTTGTTTATAATTGTTATAATATATCTAGTAATACATTTGTGTTTTGTTGAAAAAATCGAGTTAAAAATACATCATGTTCTTTTTATCTTTGTAATAGGTTGGTATTTTTTGTGCTCTGATATAGGTCCAATTATAAAAAACGAATTGTATATTTTGGCTTTGGCTGAAGTAAGCAACATATTTCTGAGCATTCGGAACTTAATTAGACACCCAACAATTATACAATTTGTTAGTTTGCCGGCATTTATACAACCAATTAATGACGGATTATTTGCTATAACATTTTTCTACGCAAGAATATATTTGTATTTTAAATATATTATTACTAATCAAGAATTGTTTGAAAATATAACCAAATATAACCAGTTTTTCATGTGTGATAAAATAGTTATAGCAATTCTATTTGGTCTATTTATTTTGAATTTATATTGGTTCTTATTGATTTGTTCTGGGGTAATAAAGATGATTGGTTTTGATTCTGTGGTTAAGAGACATTTTTTGGAGGACAATAATAGCGCATTTTTTTTACAAATTGAAGAAATAAGGGCAAAAATGGTGTTTAAAACGGCGCATCATCTGTGAAAGCAATTGGCGCACTTGGCGTCTTTACCGTCTCTTCTATTACCGGCGTAACCTGTTCATATATAAAATTACCAGTAACTACGCTAATGTATACTACTAAAGTATCGCGAATAAGGAATTTTAATGGTTTGCTTTCCTTGTCAACATACCTCATTTCCAAGAATTTTACAAGAAAAAATATGACGGATATAATTCCTGCTATTAAAAATATATTATCCATTTTACAATATATTTTTAGTTTCTTATTTGTATATTAACGCAATTGTTTAAGTCAATATTTCAACATCATTCAGTAAAAATGAATCGTCTAATTTGATTTCTGGCTGTCCAATTACGTGGACGTCTAAACTTCCCAAGTCTACTGTCTCATCTGAAATCTTTAAGACTTCGTCATCGTCCTCTTCTTCATCCTGCTTTCTTTGCTCGTTTCTCATTTTGCTAATTTCTTCTAATCTGTCATATGTTTTGGGTGCGTTAACAAACTCTTCTTTGTTATTATTGTCTAACACTGAATCAACGTCGTTAAATTTCAGAGATGATGATGCTGATGATGATTCAGTAGATTGAGTGGTCTGACTTTGTTCTTTTTCTTTCTTTTTTTCTTTCTCTTTATCCTTTGCTTTCACTTCAGAAATAAACTCCGTATCACCTCGCGCATTTACAGGCGCACTCTTTTCTACAACTTGTTCCTTAATTTCTTCAACAACATCTTCCTCAACAGTTTCATCCATGTAGGCTCTTAATATACCTTCAATTGGGATGCTTTCTCTGACTGCGTTCAAAATACATTCTTGGACAATTATTTCTAATTCTCGGTTGTGCTTCTGGACTTGTAACGGAACCGCGCTGATTTCAAAAAGATACACATTCTTGTAAATCTTTCTTGCTACATTAATATAAGCTTTGTGAATGAAGTCGTCTAACTTTGGAATATTAATATCGATTTTCTTTTGTTTTTGTCCTACACGCATCGCGGTCAATAATTTGAGTTGTATAATATGAACACATGTAACTAATTCTTCTAAATAGTTGCAACAACTTTTCTCAATAATTCGTTTTCGTTCGGTCTCAATAATGGTGGCATTCCATTTTGGAATACGTGTAATAAGGTTCTGAAATGTCATTAAATACTTCTCCATTTCACCGTTTGTTTTGCAAAGTGTAACGGATTCGTCGAAAATTGACTTAAATCCTTCAATAATTAACGGTGTCAAAATTGTTAGCAAACGAGCTCCCCATTCGTTCTTTGATTCGTGTAATGAACTAACATTGAAATCATCCATGTTTTATAATAACAATTAACCTTTTTTTTTGGATTTTTAAACTTATTTTCTATTTTCTATTTTCTATTTTCTATTTTTCTGTTATTTTTTTTTATTTTTTTGAAAAAGTAAAGAAATCAATTCCAAAAAGTAAAAAGGAAAATGAAAAATGGACATTTATAAATGTCCAAGAAATGTCCAATTTTAGAAACCCAAAAATAGTTTTGAAAAACACTGTTTTTTTCACTTTTGACCATACTCGTCACAATTATTTTTTGAGGTTTTACATTTTTGTGACGATAATTTTTTTGATTTTTTACAGAAGCTTTAGGAAGTTTTTTTGTTAGTATATATTATATGGAAAATCCTAACAAATTTACATCATTTACATCCAATAAATTTGAATGTAAAAACTGTGACTTTAATTGTAGCAAAAAAGGTGACTGGACTAGACATATATCTACAGTAAAACATATAACACTAACAAATCCTAACATCAATCCTAACATCAATCCTAACAATCAAACATTTTATTGTATTTGTGGCAATAAATATAAACATTTATCAAGTCTTTGTGCTCACAAAAAAAAATGTATTAAGGTAAATAATACTACTTGTAATGAAAATGAAAATAATGAAAATAATGAAAATAATGAAAATAATGAATTAAATGAAACAGAGGGTGATGAGAATGATGAACCAGACTTATTTAAAAAAGATAATCTTATTAAGTATTTATTGAAAGAGAATGCTGATTTTAAGAGTTTAATTATGGAGCTTGTTAAGAAAGAATTTATAAACAATTCAATTAATAATACAACCAATAATGTGAATTCAAATAATAACAATAACTCATTTTGTTTAAATTTGTTTCTAAATGACACATGTAAAGGCGCTATGAATATGAGTGAATTTGTTGATACAATTGCGATACAAATGTCTGACCTAGAGAATTTTGCGCACATGGATTATGCTGACGGTGTTTCCAAAATTTTATTAAAGAATCTGAATAATTTAGATACAAATCAAAGACCTATACATTGCACTGATTTGAAACGTGAGACAGTGTATATTAAAGAAAATAATTGCTGGACAAAAGAAACTGACGATAAACCAAATCTGAAAAGCGCAATAAAGCTAATTGCTTTTAAAAATATCAAGCAAATTAATGAATGGGTGAAAGAACATCCAGGGTGTCGAGACCCAACAACAAAACAAAATGTGAAATACAATAAAATTGTAATGAACTCTATGTCTGGTGGCACAATTCAAGAACAGCATGATAATATAGAAAAAATAGTTAAGAATGTCACCAAAGCCGTCACAATTGATAAATGCGCATTAAAATCTTAATTCAAATATATAATAAAATGTATTATATATTTTACATTGTTGTATTATTTAATATTTTTTAATATTTTACATTGTTGTAACATTTAAAACTCACATAAATGAAATATTTTCCAGCACTATTTGCGTGTCCAAATAAATAAAATTCAAAACAAATAGTAACAATAGTTTTTCATTGCGAAACTCCTTCCTCACCTTATTGAAAGCAATAAGAAGCTCATATTGTTTATTACTGTCTGCCACTAGTATTTGACCATCCTCCAACATTTGTATTATATCTAGCGCACTATATGATTTCTCATACAACTTTGTCACCAAATTAAGAAGTGATGATTCGCTAATACTGTTACCCTTTAAAAAAACCTTACCCAATTCGTCTCTTAACCACTCTACACGTTTTGCCTTTATGTCGCCCATCTTGAATGTTTGCTCCAAATTGTATTTATATAAATTTATTATTTTGCCATTATATTCCGGTTCAGGTATGTAAATCTCGCAAAATCGCGACAAAATTGGCTTCAACATTTTATACTTGTCTTCCACAATAATAAAAAAACGTGTATTATGACTGAATAATTCAATACAGCGTCTCAAAGCGGATTGCGCATCCATTGTTAGTTTGTCGCCATTTAATAAGACAATACTTTTAAAAATATCGCCGCCATTGGAATTAATATGCGTCTTTGCGAAAAACTTGAGCTCCTCGCGAATAAATTTGATGCCCTTTCCATGAGCACAATTTACATACATGACAAAATCACGAATTCGCTCCTTATTGCCGTCGTATATAAGTGTAATAAAGTCATTTACAATGGAGCTCTTGCCACTGCCAGATGGTCCATTGAAAATAATATTAGGTATTTTTTTATTATTATGAAAATATTCCAGTTTGTCTTTTATAGGCTGATGAATATTTATCATTTTACTTTGTTAGTTGTTTAATATTAAAATAGTGTTTTTATATTTTAATATTACGAAAATGATTTATTTTGTTTTAAAAGCTTTTCTAAACAGCACTCGACAAACTATGTGTATAAGGATTTGCTTTAAAAGCATCTAACAAGCAAGGGTCAATTCGGTTATTGTCTTGGTAAGCATTCTGATATTGAGGCGTATTTGTTCTTCCATAAGTCTGTGTAGAAGGTCCCGTTTTAGTTACAGCACTTGGCGCCCACAAACGATTATTGTCGCGGTCTGAATCCAACTTAGACATCGACATATTAATAGACGAGTTGAAATTCTTAGCATTGCCTTGATTAATTCGTCCAACAACTAGCTTCTCTTTTGCTTCATTGTTGGTTTGTCTATATTCCGCATCATATTGTCTTTGTCCAGACCTGTCACCAACCGGGTTCATTTGACAAAACTCACTTGTAGTATCACGTTGGTTCGCAATACTCTGGTGGTCAGTCACCTGATAAGCACCATCAATTTGATTTCCAATATAGCCGTTGGGTTGATAAATAGTAGTCTCCTTAACTGTTGTGCCGGGCATATCACCGGGTGTATGAACATAATTGCCAGGAACTTCACCTCCCATATTTCCATAAACACGCATATTACAACTGTATTCCTCTTTCTTTGATGGTTTCAACATATCCATAATAGGCGCAATTACGGCACCAATAGCACCTGAGAATCCAGAGCCATAAGGAGTTGGTTGCGTATTTGTGCTTCTGTTATTCGCATAATTAGTGTGACTTTGCTTATGCTTATCACCATCTGTGTGAGGGCCGCGACCCGTGGCATTTGAATGTGCTACATCGTAACCCTCCAATTGGATGCGTTTGGTCTCCTCGTGATTTGTGGGCGCATATCCAGCTGTCTTTATGGTTGAATTTGGTGTTCCAGTGACCTGCTTTGTAGTCTCATTTCTGTTTGAAGTGTGGAAAATTTCATCTGCCACCATACGAGTGGCTTTTTCAGCGCCAGTTGTGGTGAGCCAACGGTCTTGTGAGTTAATAAAGAAACCATCAGGTCTGTATTTTTCAACCTTGCCTTGAATACCAACATTCTTAATATTTGACTGCGCTGGGCCTTGTAAATTGTCTAAACTGTATTCAAGTTTGGGATTAGTTGCGACACGCAATTGGTCGACAGTCTTATCGAGCCAAGCATCTCGGTCTTCCATGCCAGAGTTGAAACCGCCGCTGCCTTCAGAAGAAAATCCTTTTCCTAAACCAGGTCCAACGTGGATAGATTCAAAAGGTTTCACCATATTGTTCTTTGAAGCCGGATTAACTCGCGACTGCATGAAGTCGCTCATATTAGGCGCACCATAAGCCCATTGGATGTTATCTTGAGGCTTGAATAACGGCGCCTGCTCAATCTTCTTAATTATCTGAGAACCGGAACCAATGTAATTGTCTAAAATAGTTTCGGCGTTGTTATTATTATAAATTTGGCCTTTTGGTTTGCCGCCGTTGAAAGGCACCATATTGCTGTGTTTAAATTCCTTAGTGTCCATATAATTTCCGGAAAGGGAATAAACTTGCTGAATTGTGTCGCTAACTTTGCCACCGGCACGCTGTCGCTGTTCGTAGGCGTTTTGATTAAAATATTTGTCACTGGCCATATTTGGATTGACGTATTCCTGAACATTGTCAACAAGCTCCTTGTTATTTAAAATAGGGTAATTTGTAGGTGGTACATTGGTATTTGGTAAATAGTTTGGATTAGCGCCCATAGTGGCAAAATTCTCCTTCTTAGAAGAATGCGTTTGGTTTTGACTTTGCTTTTGATTTTGCTTTTGATTTTGATTTGAAAATGAATTTTTATTTTGATTTGAAGCAACATACATTCCTCCTAATGCGATAAGTGGTATAGCTAATTCCATTATATATTATATACTATATATAATATATACTTTTATTTTTCTTTTTTACTTTTAAACATGTCTTCTTTGTGTGCCATTAATTGCGTCAAATTGTCTGCGAGCATATTCAATGTTAGTATTTTTACCTACGTTTGGCATAGTGCTGTGAAATGTATTTGTACTTATATTTGAGAACCCTTCCTTGCTATTAGCATTTGTATTAACATTTGTATTAGTATTAGCATTAGTTGGTTGATTTTGATTTTTCACATACTTTGTATAATCTTGGCTGTTTGTAGGACACACATTGTCTCTGCTAAAATTATCCTTTTCAAAATTGCGCGTACTGACATTATTTCTAAATTTCATTTCAGTATGACTTTGAGGGTTTTCAGGTAAAATATATGCGTGAACTTGGGGTAAATCACGATACATCCACGCAGGCGCAATAGACCTAGATTGCTCAGTTGTCAGATTATCACTTTCAGGATACTCAATGCGACTAGCACCGGAAACAAATTGCTTATATTTTGACTTCATACAATCCCTAGTTAAGGGTCTATCTATTCCTAAAAGAGAGTTTTGAATGTCAATTGATTTGGTCCACAAATTGCCACCCCATTTTTGCGGAATAATTTGCGGGTCTAGTTGAAAGCACGGTTTATCGCCATTACCTGGCACATCAATTGCCCAGCGTCCCTGGTCAGTCTGTTGTTGTAATTGTTTGGCTATTCTTGCGGGGTCATCATGAAATCGTGTAAATGCCATTTATTATTTTAATATACGAATATATTATTTATTTGAAATTATTTGTTTGAAACTATTATACAAACCGTGTTAATGAAATGGAATTCACGTTATTGCCTGTGTTAAAATCTACTACTTGTATTGTCATAATCCAAGTATCACCATTAGCAATTGTTTGTGCTACGTTCCAATCTGTTTTATTTGTGGCACCAGCAGTATTTAAAAGTGGATAAGCAATAGTCCAAGAAGAGCCACTGGAATTATAAATATAAATCCTGTATATTCCGTTACCTCTACGGTTAGTAATATTTAATGTTGTTACATTTGCACTTATACCTACTTTCCATTCTTGTTGAGATTGACCGCCAGTTCCACTGACAGTTAATGTCCATACTGCTCCAGACACACCCACCGCGGTTGTTCCTAAATTTAACCCTAATGCGTTCACATTCATTAGTCCAGAAGCTGGATTATATGTAAGTGTTGGCGTTGTTATAGAATCAACATATAATGCTTGATTACCGCTTGTCCCTAATACAAATGGAACATAATAGGTGTTGGTTATCTGATTATCTTGAACTAAAATATTATTGGCATTTGTTGCGGTTCCAGTTAAATTTCCAACAAACGTTGTAGTGGTTAAGGTATTTGTAGTATTATTATAAGTGAGTCCAGTTGTGTCTACAAAAACAGATTGAGTTGCGCCAGTTGCTTTTACAAAAGTAGGATAGGTAATTGCAGTCCCAGTTGTTTCATCAATAATAGTAATACTTGTTGCGTTTGGATTACTTGTGCCTGTTGCTCCTTGAGGTCCTGTAGCACCTTGGAGACCTTGTGCGCCCTGAGGACCAGTTACTCCTGTCTGTGCGCTAAATGTTGTGTGTATATGTGAATACGTAATTGGCGACTCATAAAAAGTAGTTGCTATTTGTGTTACACCTCCTGTAATACTTTTACCAGTAATAATTACAACAATATCAGTATAACCAGTAATATCAATATTAGTAGGTATAACCATAGATATAGTCTCAAACCCAACTGTTGGGCTAGTTACAGGAACTGCATCATAACCAGAACCGCCAGGTACTAATTCATCTAAAACTGGACCAACCGCATTATATCCATATAATCTAAATTGATATACAACATCAGTACCTACATTTCGGTTACAATATAAATTCATATCCCAAATTCCAGGAGGTATAAATATAGGATTATTTAATTCTGTAAGTGATATAGCAAATTGCGTAGACCAATCGTCTTCTCCTGCCACAGAAAACTGTTGTAAAACTGATGACTGTGGAGCAATACTAGCTGTTGTAGACAAATGACTAATAAATATTGGTGGATTAGGGTCTGGCGAAAAGGTTTGACTAATTGGGTCTAAAGGCTCCGTTGCTGGTGGATTAACATCGCCAGGTAGTGCCGGATTAGATGCTGAATTAAATATATCAATGCCAGTCGACTCTGAATAATTTAAATACAACAATAATCCAGATGATAATCCGGTTTGTCCAGTAGCGCCTTGTGCGCCAGTTGGTCCTTGTGCGCCGGTAAATCCTTGTGCGCCTTGTGCCCCTTGTGGACCCGTTGTACCTTTAGGTCCAATAGGACCACCTGGACCTTGAGCCCCTTGCTCACCCTGTGCTCCAGCCGAATTATTATTACAACACCTTTGCGCTCCTAAATAATTAGTATAACTGTTATAATATGACATAGTGTGTTAGTTAGAATATAGTTAGAATATAAATATTACTTTAAGTATTTATATTTTGAGAAAAATAAAACAAGTTACTCATATTTACTTATCTTTTTTCAAAGGTATTAGTATTACACTGAAGGTATTACACTGAAGGCCTTAAACAGAGGGTAGAGACGACAAACACAACCGAATGGAACCCAAACTTGCTACATCATACTTCACAACCAAAGGCAAATCATTCTCTAAATAGAGCTCAATCTGGGAGCACAAATTGGTACACTTGATAAAGTAGCCAAGGTTCTTCAAAGAAAACTCACCCTGAATAATTTTAGACGAATCTTGCTTCAAAATGAAACCCATTGAGCCATCCGACTCAGCCCGGTGAATTTCCGCCGACGCAAATTGACCCTGGCACTTGAAAATTAGCTCATTGCCAACCGACTTGATTTCCAGCTTATCAGAAATACATGACAAATCACGAATAATCTTCTGAAAGTCAGCTGACGGCAAATTAATAATCGAAGAGAACTTCACATCAGGATACTCAAGCTCCTCTGGCTCAGGCTCAATTAGCTTCAACTTTTGCGTCTTACATTGCTTAATATCACCATTCTCAAATTTTAGCGCCAAGTGCGACACAATGCCGTCATAATAGTCAGCATTTTCAATGTAAATGGTCAGAGTATCATCATTGTCAATAGAATTAATAAGCTTAAAAAGGTGAAACATATTGACTCCAATAATAATCTTCTCCTTTTTACACTCATAAAACTCAAAATTTTGCGCTGCTAAGTGGAGATGTGCCAAAATTGTATGCGATTTGTCCATGTTAATAATTCGAATTCCATCAGGCTGGAATGAAATATTGGTCTCCAAAAGAATGTCTTTTAGAGCCGTCATTAAAGTTCTAAATGGGGCAATTTGGACAGTTTTAATAGTCAACACATTGCCGTCATTTGTATGTGTATTAATATTTTTGGTAAAAGTAGCCATTATTTCTATAATATACGTAATTTTAAACGCAAATCTTTAAATAGTTATGCGTTAGAATTAATATAATTGTTCACCTTATACATTTTAATTTTAATTTTAAATTAAAGTTAAAATATTGTTATTAATAAAATAATGTTTTAATATATATTATGAAATTACTTAATAATATGAATGAACATATAATAAAATGTTTAAAATATTATTCACAGTGTGTTTTTTTGTCATTCACATTAAATTGTATTGTTCATATAATTCCCGCAGTTATACTTGGTAATTATACTGATATATTTATACAAAGAATTAAAAAAGATAAAAAATTAGGTGATAATATTTTATATTATATTTTACTACAAACATTAATAATCATAGCAACATTATATTTATTTTTATTATTTATAACTGTTTATACAAATGATTTTGTAGTTACTCTTTATGGTGAGTTTTTTATTGTTTTATATTTTAGCGTACAAACTGATTATATACATATGATAAAAGATTATATTATTAATTATTAATTTTAATTATAAAACAGAAGCCTTTGGCACTTTGTGTTGCCCATGTCCGTATCTATTTTTAGCTAATTCAGCCATTTTGTAGCCTTTGGACCCCCGTTTGCATCCATCGTGTAAAATATTGTAATCAACTGCGCCGGCTTTTCCTGCTGTCAATGCGCTTGCTAAACGAGCGTTACCCCACGATTGTGCGGTTTGGTTTGGTCTGGAACCCGATGAAAAATATGCTCCTGCTCCTTTATTTACAATTTTTTTTAGGGCTCCTAAAGAACAACCGGATTTAGCAGCCAGTTCCTCATTCGCATTAATAGTTTCTATATTATACATTTTTCTGGCGGCTAAAATATGTTTAGACGTCTTTGTTGAAAACGACTTTACTGGCTTTCTTGTATAATAGACGCCTTTCTTATACATCCGTCTAGATTTTTGAATCATTTTTAATTGCGTCTTTTTGTCCTTCCTAGATAAACGTTTAGGCAAATATCTAAGTGTTATAGGTCTTGATTTATTAGTTGACGTCATATTATATACTATTATATACTATTATAGAACATAATATTATATTAAAACAATCTAAACACAAATTACCAATATAATAATTATAATACATTAAAATGGCGCAAGCAGTACAAGAAGCACAAGAAGCACAAGAAGCACAAGAAGCAGTAGTAATGAACAATAATATAACCAATTTACAACAATCACAAACGCAACAAATCAATACAATTGTAGACCTAACTGACCTATATAATAAATACAAAGATTGCCCATATATGATAAACCGGCTACAAACTTTTATGACAAATTTGCCTAATTTGTTAGATTCAGAGCATAAAAAATACGAAGAACGTGTGTCGAGAATGAATGAACTAACAATGGAACAAGACAACTTCTTCAAAGTTTATTTGAGCAAACACCAGTATTTCTATATGCCATATAACAACATCTATTATGTATATGACGGCAAGACATATAGTATCATAAAGGACGACGATATTCATCACCATTTGCTGTCTACAATTACAGATGAAGGCAAATTGATGGCCTGGAAACATAAAACTAAGCAGACTATTATCAAGCAAATCAAGGAACGTTCATTATTCAAATCAGTGCCTGAAACATATACAATCCAGAATGTTCTAGGATTCTTACAGACCATCTTCGAATCCAGAACAGAAGCCAAATATTTTCTTACTGTTATTGGTGACTGTATTTTGAAGAAGAATACAAGTCATACAAATCAATCAAATCAATCAATGTATTTTATTAATTCAAATATCAAGAAACTTGTTCTCCTAATTGATTCTATTGCGTATGTTACAACAGGTAATTCAATAATGAATAATTTTATTTCAAAATATCACGACAGTCATGATATAGCAAACTACAGGCTAATTAAAACTAATGAAAACGCATTATCGCATGATTTGATTAAAGACGTTCTGAACAAAATAGGTATTGATTTGCTTTGTATCGCGGCACATTATTCTGAAAGATATACAAATTCTGATAATTATCTTTTAACAAAGGCGGATGAACATGTCAAACAATATACGCTATTTTTTAGTCAAAATACAACGGACAAAATAGTAGATAGTTTTATAAAGCAGTGTATCAGTATAAAACAAGGTTCTGGTTCTGGTTCTGGTTCTGGTTCTGAAATCAATTATAATAATAATTATAATACATTGTCTTGGAAAAATATGCATTACATATGGAAGCAATATTTGTCCAGTATTAATGTTCCAAATATGATATATACTAACAACTTGAAGGAGATTCTTAAAACAAGGCTGGCATTTATTGAAACGTCTTTGGAAGAAGATAATATGAATAAAGAAAAAGAACCAATTTTTATAAATGTTACTAGCAAATACTTGCCATCAGTTAGTAGCTTTTTAGCATTTTGGAACGCACATATTACAATACTGACCATAAGTGATAACATAAGTATTAATGATGACGAATATGAAATAGACGAAATTGCCTCTTTATATAAAATTTCTGACTACAAACAGGTCTCCATTTCAGACAAGGATATTATAAAGATGATACATCATTATTTTTCACCGCAAGTTGAAATTATTGACAACAAATATGTTACAAACATATCATGTAATTTATGGTCTAAACATGATGACATAATGAAATTCTTGGAAATATATAAAGGCAGCCCTAATGTAAATAATATCAAGAAGAAGAATGACTTAATATCATTTGATGACTTGTATAAAGGTTATAAATCGTTTTGCCAAGCAAACCAATTAATAGATAAAGATAAGCGAATGATGCCTATTGTTAGCAAACAATATTTTGAAAAAAGTGTTTGCCATGTTTTAAATGAACATATTAAATATGAGAAATTTGTTAGTTCGTCATGGATTACAAACTAATTTGCTTAGGCATTTAAAGCATGATTCAAAGGAGAACCTTCAATGTGTCCCATCATGCCCTTAGAAGTTCCACCAACCATATGATGTTTACGTCTCTTGCCACCGGCCATGCCAGCACGCATTTGGACGCTTGTTGAACTGTCGCCAAAGTTAGTAATACCAGCTCCGGCAATGCCATTACCACTATGGTTAGCATCATCGGGATTGTCAAGATTATGAGGCATACCACCCTTCATATGCTTTCTACCATGCTTTCTACCATGCTTTTTAGAACCAGTCTTAACAAAGCCAAAGTGTCCCTTCTTGGTCTTGTAACCTGCTTTGACAAGACGATTCTCTCTCTTGGCAGAAAAGTGCTTCTTTCTGGAAACAATGCGTCCAGACTTGTTCTTCATTAAATGAGCCTTTGTAAGACCACCTGATGTATGTTTAGCAGTACCATGCCACACTTCCGCGCGCGAACCAATGATTGTTTTAAACGTCATTATAAAATATAATAAGAAAAAATAATAATTCTAATTATAAAATTATTATTAAATTTTGTAATTAATTTTTGTCATAAATTTAGAAACGCATTTATATTGTTTATATTTTCCTAAAACCGGTTTCTTATTGGTCGAGGACTGCCGCCTGGTTGACCTTCAGCACCTCCTAAAAATGTATTTGTCCTCGCATTTACGCCTATTCCTAAACCTATTCCAACATTTCCAAAAGTTGTCCGACCACCTAAACGTTGGGTAGCCAATTGCGCTACTCTTAAACTTAATGGTTGTGTTGGGTCATTATATCCAGTTTTTATTTGGTTCACCTTTTCCTGAATACAAGCACAATCATTATATAGATTACATTCTGGAATACGATTTTCATATATTTTTACATAAAATATTACTTCTTTGTATCCATAAAAAAATAAATTAAATTCTCCTGTATTAATATTTATATCCATATTGGATTGTATATCAATAATTATTGGTTGATGTTTTTCTGAAAAAAATGTACCACTGGCATTATCATATGGAGGAATATCTTTTATTACTAAATAATCTATGCCAACAAATCCATTAAATTCAATGATTCCGCTAGTCTTAAATGTAATAACAAATAGGTCATTTTCGAATGTATATGAGAAGCCTTTTCCCTTAAACGGTGGTTCTTGTTGTTTAGTTTGACAATAATATAAATTACGTAATAATTTGCTTAACTTTCCTTTTCTTCCTGGAGTAAAATGTAATCCAGACATTGTTCTTTATTCTATTTTATAATTTTATTTTAAACATTGTAAAAACAATAAAACAATAAAATTGAAAAATATATAAACATAAAATTAGAATGTATAATAGAAATAAAAATGAGTAAAACTACAAGTAATAAAATGAATAATAATGATAATAAAGAAGACCAAGGTCTAGCTAATAAATATCAGCAAAAAACCGATAAGCAACATATATTAGATAATCCGGACACTTATATTGGTTCTGTTGAGAAGGTAGATGCGGACTTGTGGATTCTTTCTGAAGGAACTGAAAGTGGAGGAGGAGGAGTATCAGAAGCAAAGGAAGAGAAAATTGTTGAAAAGAATATGAGTTATATTCCAGGTCTTTTCAAGTTATTTGATGAGGGTATTGTGAACTGTCGCGACCATGTAATTCGTATGACAACCGCAATTGAAGCTGGACAGCCTAATTGTATTCCTGTTTCCTACATTGATATATCTATTCAAGAAGATGGCACTATTGTAATGGTAAATGATGGTAATGGTATTGATGTTGCGCAACATCCAGAATACAAAGTATGGATTCCAGAGCTCATATTTGGTCACCTAAGAACATCAACAAATTACAATAAGGATGAAAAGAAAATTGTAGGTGGTAAGAACGGATTTGGGTTCAAGTTGGTTCTTATTTGGTCTACATATGGACAAGTAGAAACGGTTGACCATGTGCGAGGACTAAAATATGTTCAAGAGTTCAAGAACAATTTAGACGAGATTTGTAGCCCAACAATCACTAAATGTAAGAATAAGCCTTATACAAAAATTACATTTAAACCTGATTATAAGCGTCTTGGTATTGATGGTCTTACTCCTGATTTGATTGCGCTTCTGAAAAAGCGCGTATATGATATTTCTGCCGTCACCGACAAGTCTTTAAAAGTCAAATATAATTCACAGCTTATTCCTGTTAAGAATTTCCAGCAATATATTGACTTGTATATTGGTGACAAAAGTGCGGCGCCCAGAGCATATGAAGATAGTGGTCCCGGAGGCAGATGGGAATATGCTGTGGCGTTAACTCCAAATAACGAATTTATCCAAGTATCGTTTGTAAATGGAATTCATACGGCAAAAGGTGGCAAACATGTTGAATACATTTTAGGTCAGATAACTCGAAAACTATGCGACTATATTGAGCAAAAGAAAAAGGTCAAGGTCAATCAAAACTCAATTAAGGAACAGTTAATACTGTTTATTAGATGCGATATTGAGAATCCGGCATTTGATAGTCAGACCAAAGATTTTATGAACACTCCGTCTTCTAAATTTGGCTCAAAGTGTGACGTCAGTGATAAATTTATTGAAAAGGTCGCAAAAATGGGTGTGATGGATGCTGCGTTACAATTGACTGAAGTCAAGGAAAACAAGGCTGCGAAAAAGACAGATGGAACTAAATCCAAGTCAATCAGAGGTATTCCTAAGCTAACTGATGCGAATTGGGCAGGCACTGATAAATCATCTAGTTGTGTCTTAATCTTTTGTGAGGGAGACTCAGCCAAGACAGGAGTTATTTCAGGCTTGTCATCAGAAGATAGAAATGTATTTGGTGTATATCCATTGAAGGGCAAAGTCATGAATGTCAGAGGTGAATTACAAAAGAAAGTGTCAGAAAACAAGGAAATCACTGAGATTAAGAAGATTTTAGGTTTAGAATCCGGTAAAGAATATGCTACACTCGCAGATGTAAACAAATCACTGAGATACAGTAAAATCGTATTTATGACTGACCAGGATTTGGATGGGTCGCACATTAAAGGTTTGTGTATTAATTTGTTTCAGAACGAATGGTCAAGCTTGGCACATATTCCTGGATTTATTGGCTTCATGAACACGCCAATTTTGAAGGCAAAAAAGGGTCAACAAGAAATGAAATTCTATAATGAGGGTGAATATAATTCATGGAAGAACAATAGCGCAACTGACACAAAAGGTTGGAATATTAAGTATTACAAGGGTTTAGGCACATCAACCAAAAAAGAGTTTGTTGAATATTTTGAAGAGAAGCGTTTTGTTGGATTTCAACACACAGCAAGCAGTGATGATGCGATTGATATGGTGTTCAATAAGAAACGCGCAGATGATAGAAAAGATTGGCTTGAAAATGTCTATAACAGAGAGAGTTATGTAGATACCAGTAAGCAAATGATTACATATGAAGAGTTCATTAATAAGGAGCTAATTCATTTCTCCAAATATGACTGCGACCGTAGTATTCCAAATTTGATGGATGGACTCAAAATATCATTGCGTAAAATCTTGTATTCGTCGTTCAAAAAGCGGTTGTCAAGTGAAATTAAAGTGGCGCAGTTTTCCGGTTATGTTTCAGAGCATTCGTGTTATCATCATGGCGAAGAGTCTTTGAATCAAGCAATTGTAGGTATGGCTCAGAATTTTGTTGGTTCCAATAATGTCAATTTGCTAGTTCCGGCAGGTCAGTTTGGGTCGCGAATTAAAGGTGGTAAAGACGCATCGTCTCCCAGATATATATTTACACGATTGGAGAAGATAACGCGTTGTATATTTATAGAACAAGATGACCATGTTTTAAAATATTTATCAGATGATGGAACACCAGTTGAGCCTCAATTCTATGTGCCAATTATACCAATGGTTCTAGTCAATGGTTCAAAGGGTATTGGAACTGGTTTTAGTACTGAAATAATGTGCTACAATCCGAAGGATATTATTGAGTATCTAAAGAGCAAACTTAGCTTGACTAGTCTTGAAAAAGAGTTTATGCCTTATTATGAGGGATTCAAGGGCACAATATCAAAGGTTGGTGATACTAAATATTTGTTCAAGGGCAGTTATGAGAAACTAGGTCCGGATAAAATTCGTGTAACTGAGTTGCCAATTGGCTTCTGGACAGAGGATTTCAAAGAGCTTCTTGAGGAGCTAGAGGAAGAACAAGTTGAAAAGAGCAAGGATAAAGATAAAGAGAAGCAAAAGAAGTCAACTCCTTATGTAAAAGAATATGATGACAATAGTAAAGATACCAATGTGGATTTTATTATCACGTTTAACAAGGGCAAATTAGAAGAGCTAGAATTGATAAAGGGCGATTATGATTGTAATGGATTAGAGAAAGTTCTAAAGTTGTATAACACTAGTAGCACAACAAATATGAACTTGTTTAATTCAGATGACAAGTTGACGAAATACAGCACAGTCAATGAAATTATTGATGACTTCTATGATGTAAGATTAGTATATTATGGCACTCGAAAAGCGTATTTAATTGATGTTTTAGAAAAGGAACTAGTTGTTCTGTCTAATAAAGTTAAGTATATTCAGGAAGTTCTAAATGGCAGTATTGATTTGCGTAAGAGAAAGAAGGACGATATTATTAAGATGCTACAGGAAAAAGGTTATCAAATGATTGCTAACGGTGATTCAAATGTTGTAGATGAAGAATACAAGTATCTAGTTCGCATGCCGATGGACGCAGTATCAGAGGAAAATGTTGAGAAACTGATAAATGAGCATAAGAGCAAGACTCAAGAGTTGGCAACAATCAAGGCAACTAGTTGCGAACAAATGTGGTTAAGAGAATTGCTGGCATTGGAACAGGAATATACGAGTTACAGAATGGAGCGTGATATTGCGATTAATGGAGTAGTTAAAACTGGAGGCAGTAGTAAGTCTAAGATTGTTGTAAAGGCTGGTACTATTAAGAAGAAGATACAATTACAAGAGGCTTAAAATAAACTAGATAAACTAGATAAAATAAGGTAAATAAATATAATAAATTTAATTTATTAAGTAAGTTGGTATATAATGTTTATTTTCTATATAACTTGCTACTATTCTATGCGCACCATCGAGTAATACATAATTATTATTTTTTTTCATAATCCAAATTGGTTGAATATCTAATTTATTTTTAATTAGTTTTTGATAATATTCAACACTACTAATATCTTCATCTTCTCTTGGTCTATTATCTAAAGGGTATGCTTTAATAGCAGTTGTTTGTAATCTTTCTGGATTAAAATTATCAAGATTATTACATTTTGATAATGGGAAATATATTAGTTTAGAATTAAATATATGTTTTATTGTTGCTTCTTCTTTAGATTTGAATAATTTAATAGAAACAGATGTTTCTATGGAATCGTGTAAAACTTGAATATAACTCATTATATATAAACAAGATTTTTACATTTTACATTTTACATTACATTTTAAAAATGTAAGCAAATAGCCCTACATATGATAATGCCACGCTATGGAATATCCAGTATGTATGTTGTGAAACATTATCTTGTATTTGTTGTAATTTTTGCTTCTGTTCAACATTAATATTATTCAAATGCTTATAATACAGATGAATGTCATTAATTTGCTTATCTTTAGCATATGTATCTTGGACATATTTTTCATAATCTATAAAACATTGGCATTTAACATTTGTATTTATCTTTGTATCAGGCGTCCAATAAGGTCGTTTTACAATATAATTTGTTAGTATCTGTCTAGTTCTTAGAAGCATTTTATTATTAATATTTAAGATAAGATAGTTTTTAAATATTAATTTGTGTAAATTGTTTTTATTAAATAAGGTGCTTTTCGGTCGCTTTGCTTATCAGTCGCTTTTCTTCGTAAAGCTTATCAGTCGCTTTTCTTCGTAAAGCTTATCAGTCGCTTTTCTTCGTAAAGCTTATCAGTCGCTTTTCTTCGTAAAGCTTTAAAACCACTTAGGCATCTTGTAATTACGTTTATCAAATTGCGTATCACAAACTGGTGATGCTAAAGGCACAACCAATGTGCTAGCATCATGTAAATACTTTATATACCCTTGCGCCTCACCATAAACCTTAGGTATCGAATGGTCAAGAACCATCTGATTTAGTTGTTGTATTTGCCCGGCAATATTCTGAGGCAAATTGGCGGAATATTGTAAAAAAATAGCTCGCATAATAATCTTTAAATTATCACAATCTTGCGGTCCAATTACATATTGACCATTTGACATATTGTAAACACCTGCGCGTATTCCATTCTGAAGTATCTGAATATTCTCTTTAGAAAAATAAGCAGTCGATAATGGTGTTTCGTCCCATTGTCCAATAGTGGCATTCCTAAATGTAGTGCATTGGTTAGCAGGTATTTTGTCATACATTGAAAATAGTTGAGCAATATCGGGAGGATTTAAAATATCAACACGACCATTGACCTTGCTATTCTTTGTGCCATTATTTGTATTCATATTCATATTCATATTTGTATTTATTCCATTGTTCATATTTGTATTTCCTTGTTGACTATTCATAATATATAATATTATATATAAAAAAATATCTATTTATTTATATAATGGAAACATCTTTTCAAAAAATAATACTAGGATTGGCATTAATAGGATTGATTATTTTGTTAGTTATTATTGGTATGTCTTTGTCTAAATCTAGTTCACAAATGGTTTGGCCTCCTGTTGTAGGTGATTGTCCGGATTATTGGGTAGACTTAAAAGGAAGTGGAGAGGCTTGTTATAATGCCAAAAGTTTAGGCAAATGTAACTTACCAGGTACTGGAGAACAAAACACCATGAATTTTAATGTGTCGCCGTTTAATTCTGATAGTACCAATTGTTCTAAATACACATGGGCGACGCGTTGTGGTGTAACATGGGATGGAATTACATATGGAGTTGATAATCCATGCGACACATCAAGTACAACAACTACAACCAGCAGTTCTTAAATAGTTAAAAAATCTATAACAAATCTATAACAAATCTATATAACAAATAATACAATAAAATACAAATTATATTACATATTTTTTTGTAACATAATTTCAGATACCAATTATAAAACTACACATGTTTTCCAATAAAGCAAAAGATTTACTAAACAATATAAATAAATTACCAAATGAAATAGTTGCCATTGTTGAAAGCTATGTTCCAACATTTGTAAAAGTATTCTGGAACAAGACGATGTATGAAGCAAATCATAAATTAGTTATTCAGTTCTTATTAAAACAAAACAAAAACATTGAAGAATATATTCGGGCAATAATTCGCAAAGATTGTGATTATGTATTTAGTCATTTGTTAGTTGATAACCTTTCTAGATGGCAAAATTTAAGAAATTATTTAAACAGAGATTGTATATATAAAAATTATTTGGTATTTCTGAATAGTTATTGTATAGACCATGATTCAAAGAAATGTAAAAAAATATTAGAAGAAATATTAGAAAAACTTGGATTAAGTAAAAATCAACATAAAAAGAACCTAATAAAATATATTAAATGGAAATGATTAATCTAAATACATTATTAGACCGTCAAGAGGAGGTTAATAAAATGAGAGATATACTAACAAATTTTGAACAAACTAAACACAATCTAACAACCAAAAAGGGCATTTATATATATGGCGACCCGGGCACTGGTAAGACCACATTTGTCACTAATATTTTGAAAGAATTGGGCTACGATATTATCAAATATGATGCCGGTGATATTCGTAATAAATCCATTATTGACACTATTACCAAGCATAATATGTCAGATAAAAATGTGATGAGCATGTTTCATAAGAAAGTGAAGCGAATTGCGATTATTATGGACGAAATTGATGGCATGAATAATGGCGACAAAGGTGGTATAAATTCGTTAATCAAAATAATACGACCCAAGAAGACCAAAAAACAGCGACTAGAAGACATTACATTGAACCCAATTATTTGTATAGGGAACTACCATATGGATAAAAAAATCAAGGAGCTAATGAAGGTCTGTAATGTAATTGAATTAAAATCGCCAACACCAATACAAATGAACAATATTATAAACCAGATAATTCCGGCGATTGACAATTCTATTAAGCCAAATATTGTTAGTTTCATTCAAGGAGATTTGCGTAAACTAACAACTATTTATGAACTTTATAAGAACAAGCAAGATATATTGAATAATAATATAATTAAAAACATATTTTTAATGAAGTCGTATAATGATGATACTAGGCAAATTACTAAAAAATTAATTAATAATAACTATTTGTTAAAAGACCATCTAACAATTATGAACGAAACAGACAGGACAATTGTAGGTCTATTGTATCATGAGAATATTATTGATGTTATTGGGAAGCAACCCAAGGAGCAATCAATTCCATTTTATCTAACATTGTTGTCAAATATGTGCTTTGCTGATTACATTGACCGCATCACATTTCAGAAACAGATTTGGCAATTTAATGAGATGAGCTCTTTAATAAAGACGTTTAACAATAACCGGCTCTACCATGAGTCTTTTTTACAAAATAATAGTAATAATACAAATAATACCAGTATCAATAATAATAGTAATAATAGTAATAACAGTATCAGTAATAATACAAATAATACCAGTAATACAAATAGTAGTAATAATACAAATAGTAGTAATAATACAAATAATAGTACAAATAATACAAATAGTAGTAATAATACAAATAATAGTACAAATAATACAACTAGTAATACAAATAGTAGTAAACAAAAGTTCAATCCAGCAGAGGTTCGTTTTACAAAGGTACTAACAAAATATTCAACTGAATACAATAATTCCATTTTTATACAAAATTTATGCCAGCAATTAGGAATGGATAAGAAAGACATGTATGCTTTCTTTTTGGATATTAAAAACAAGTATCCAGTTGGTGATACTGAAATTTTACAATTGTTTGAGAATTATGAAATAACAAAATTGGATATAAATCGTATTTATAGATATTTAGATAAATATACCAAAGAAGATGCGGAAGATACTGAGGATATTGTTATTTCTGATATAGAAGACAATGATGAATAACCAATATATTAATAAGCATTTGAATATTTAACTTTTTTTTTAAAAAAATAAATAAAAAGTTAAAATTATATATTTAGCGTATTAGTTATTAGAATTAGTTATTAGCAGTAGCACTATTCGCAGGCTTTCTCATATGCCATTTACTCTTATTTTCAATATCCAATCTTGATAACAAATGCGACTCATATTGCTCAGGGCTGTCGTAATACATAAAGATAGGGGACTTGTTGCCATTCTCTCCAGTACACAATGCGACAGCATACAACTTATCCTGCTCCTTAGAGCCAACCAAAATATTGTATTTGGAACCACTGACCGCATTACGCGCCCTGCTACCAACTTGGCCACTACCATAAATACCAATTGTTAAAACCTTGTAATATGTGCGTCCATCATTTTTCCACTTGGTCTTGGAATCGTCAACAATTGTTCTTCTAACCTTGTAAAAATATTTATCAGTAGACATTAAATTAGTGGCGTCATTCTTGATATCGGCATCAGCATCATCGTGGTCAATGTAGGGCATTGTGGTTGCTATAATATATAATTATATACCAATCTGTCTTTAAACCCTTTCTTAAAAATAAAATTTTGAAAAAAAAGAAAAATAAAATTTAGAAAAAAATCGTAGAGTTATACATTGTTCATTTTATATTGGCTTAGCTCAGCATTCAGGTCTTTAATCTTCTTCAATAGCTCATTAATTAGACACACTTTGTCTTCTATTTGCTTCTCATAATTGGCAAGTTGTCTCTCATAATATACATTTGTATTTGTATGTGTATTTGTATTAAATTCAGGGCGTTGATTAAATAACATCCGTTTCTGCGCCTCTAACATTTTATTATGGTCTTCTAACCGCTTATTGCGCTCATTTTCCATTTTTTTTATTTGTTCCATTAATTTGGGTTTATATTCAGGCTTGCCCGGTTCATAATTAGTTAATAAATTATTCATGTCCACCATATAAAACTGCTTTAAGACAGCGTCATCAATAAAATCGTCTACAGTGAATCGCGACAATTTGGTTTTAGTGGCATCCATATTTTCTAATAATTTCTCTTTATTCAAAGAATTGTGCTTATGTGAGAATACCATTATAGACTTTTGAGTATCTAATTGCTTCAATGGAATGGTGTAATTCTTTAGAAAATGGCGCTCTTCTGCTAAAGCATTGTCCTCATTATAACTGGTTTCCAATAACAGCTCTTTTCTAAAAGCAAATGTGGCGGCAGTGGCATGATAGTCTTTGTATGGTCCACATTGATACACAGTGTTTCTGGAATCAAAATAAATGTGCATTTCTGAACTGCCGGCAACAAGGAAGCCGGGGTTTTGTACCAATGTTTCTACTGCGTGTGATACACGGTCTTTTGGGTAATAGTCATCGTCGTCCATATAGACAATAATGTCACCGGAACATTTCTTGTGCATTAGATTGCGTTTTTTACCTAGCAACATCTTTTCTGGATAATAAAAGTATTTGACATATTCTATGTCGGCCACTAGGTCGCCAATTGGGTCCGTTCCATCGTCGATAATAATCCATTCGATACGGGATTTGGGATAAGTTTGTAATTCAATACATTTTTTAATAAATGGAATAAATGGACGGCGATTGAATGTTGGAGTACAAATACTAACAAGTGGTAAATTATTTGTTTCTGCTTCTCTTAAAGTTTCACTTGCGCTTCCACTTATGCTTCCACTTGCGCTTTCGCTTGCTCCTACACTTATTTCAGAATCACTTGATTCTAATTCTATTTCAGATTCATTTACCGTTTTATTACTATTATTGCTATTATTGCTGTTATTGCTATTTTTAGATTTATTCTTTAACTTATTCTTTGATTTATTCTTTGATTTATTTTTATTTTTATTTTTATTATTTTTTGGCATTTTTATATAATAATTAATATACAGAATTATTATTTAAATCATTTTTATACTAGTCTAATTTTAATATTTTGTTGTTTCTTTTTTAAGGTTTTGCTTTTTGAACCACCACTTTGGTTATTATTGTTGTTATTATTGTTGTTATTATTGTTGTTATTATTGTTGTTATTATTGTTGTTATTATTGTTGTTTATTGCTGCTAGTCTTGCTTCTGCTGCTGCTGCTGCTAATTCACGGTCAAGCTGTGCGTTAGCAACAGCTTTGGCTTGACTATTTTTTTTATCATTTTGATTAAATATTTCCATCGCTTGTTCATCAAATACGTCACATTTTTTTATAGTTTGCCAAACACCGGCATCATTATACGCAGTAGAACCAGAATATTTATCTGTTAATGTAATACCTGGTGGTCTATTTCTTGAATCACTAATAAGTCTGGATTCTCTTTCTCTGTCATTTGTATTTAACAATTGTCTTGCTAACCCTGTTGAAATAAAATTGGTACCATCAAATAAGTCAATAAAAATAATGTCTGCTCCATTATTACTATATGTAGGTAAGAATCCAACTATTTTGCCTGATTGGGTTTTACCATTTTTATTAGTAAATTCTATACAATCGCCAATAGCTAGGTTTAATTTGCCTTTTTCAGGGATTTCGAGTGTTAATAATCTACCACCCGGACTTAGAATGCCAGGGGTTAAAGAACCACTTATGTTTTGTCCAGGATTAGCATTAGTACTTGCTTGCGCTTGTATAGGATTAGTAATTGTGTTACTACTTTCAGCTCCGGCTGTTCTTTGTTTAAGAACATCATTGGATACAGGGTCATTTGATGTTGGTTTATTTACATCAGGAGCAATAACATTTTTAACTGATTTTTCTGATATGTATCCACCTTGATTTCCAACAATAGTCTTCTTAAGCATGGGATTATGTATATCATTGGAACTACCTGAATTTTCAGCTCTTTGTTGAGCAAGGTCCGGATTTGATTGAGTATATGGGTCTATTGTTAGTTTATTTGTATCAGAAACAATAACATTTTTAACTGATTTTAGTGGCATTTGTTTTTTTGGGGTACCAATAAGGTTGCCAAGCATAGGACTAGATACACTTTCTCCAATTTGTTCTCCTTGAACTGATTGTGCCTTGCGTTTATTTACATATTCAATTAAATTGTCTCTATCAATATTATTACCCATAGGACTACTAGAACTAGTATCAAGACCAGAAGCAGCAGTCGAAGTATCTTCAGAACCAGTAGCAGTCGAAGTATCGCCAGAAGCAGTTGAAGTATCTTCAGAACCAGTATTAAGACCAGCAGCAGTATCAGCAGTAGTACCTAAAGAACTAGAACTAGCATTCAACAAAGTAATTTCTGTTTCCAAATTTGTTTCAAAAGTTGTTACTTCTGTATCCAATTTCTCAAATTTTTCTAAAAGTTTGTTAGATTCTTCTTTATTATCTGATTTGGCAACTGATTCTCTTAACTCTAATAACTGTGTTTTATAGTCATTAGCTTTAGTTAAATAGTTGGTATATTTTTCTGAACCAAGAGAATCCACGTTAATTTTAAGATTTTTATAAATATTATCTATTTTTGTAGAAACATTTTTCAAAATCTCTTTGATATTTTCAATCACTTTTTGATTTTCTTTTGCTGCCTTTTCTTTCGCCTCTTTTTCCTTTATTGCTTCTTCTATTTTTGCCTTTAAATCGGTAATCTTATTATTATATTCACCCTCCACTGTTTGTTCAAACGCATTCACTGTAGCTTCAACTTCTGACATAGAAATCTTAGTAAATTCTTTATTCAGGTTGGCTCTCACTTCTTTTAATTCTGATATAAAACCTTCAATCTCTGAATTAGGAAGAACAGATTGAGACTGTTGTATTAGTGATGTAAGTTCTTTATTTAACTTATGTAATGTTTCATCAATTTCTTTAATTTGTTTAGGAAACATACAACCTTTATGTATTGGTTGTCTTCTATACTTTGGCGGTTTAGGTGTATATTCATTTCGTTGTAAAATCATGGTATTATCATTAGGCGCTATATCTACAAATATATCTCCAAACACAATAGCCAATACAACAGCAAGACCCACTGCTCCAAAATACATTTCGCCTAAATATGTATTCGCACAAGTAAACAAATTAAGTATAGACAAAAATAGCAAAAAGGTGCGTTTATAAACAAATGTGTCTTTGATAAAATCCCAAAATGATTTAGTATCAGATTGTTCGCTACTATCGTAAAACTTATTATCAACTTTTAATGAGTAGGAACCAGACCATAACAGCTTAAAAAATGGCATAAATGTGGCATACAACGGGCATACAAAGAAGGTAAGAATAGGAAATATTAGAAGCCAAAATATAAGCCATATAAATCCACGCCCAATATATTTGAACCAATTCTTTACTCCACCTGGCCCAGATTCATCTTCACCTAATAATTTAATTATAAAACCCAAGATATCATTTGCGCCACCATTATTTATGTCATCTGGTTTTTCTGGTATAAATACAGCTTTACAAAGATAATAAAATGAACACATGCCGTTGAGTACCCAGATTATTGGGAACAAAATTAATCCAAATAGCCCATAAATAAATATTTTAAAACTGTCATTCAATTTATCAGATAAACTAAATGTATCATACCATTTAAATCCTCTAGCAGCTACATTATTTAGCACAATTGAGCAGAATTTATCAAAACCAGTAGCAGCGGCTGAACCAGTTCCTCTAATATTTGCCGAATCCCGAAATTCCTGTATTAATGAACCATTGAATGAAGCTAAAAACTCTTGTGTATCAAATGTTGCTTCTTGTTGCCATTTATTTGCTTGAGCATCTTCAGACCACATTTGCCAAAATGCCAGTCCTTTCATACCCAATTGATGTATACTATTCATTGAAACCTTTACACTTTTACCATCATCATCATTTTTACCCAAATTTGGGTCTATATCGCAACTATATGGTTCATATTTTGTGTCAGATGGAATACCAGATGTTGCCAGTTTAGATATATAGAGCCATGCTGTCCCAAATAAAACCCATAAAACAATGCCTAACATACCTAGTGCGTAATATAATATAAAATTACCTACATCTGGTCCATTTATATTGTTATTATTTTTACTGTTTATAGCATCATTATTTGTATTTGTATCTGACATTATTTATAATAAATATATATTAAATTTTGTAGATAATTTACTAATAACTAAACTAATATAATGAATAAAAATTTTATTTTTTATAATATATTTATAAATTTTAAATTATATAATTATATTTTATAGGATGACTGTAATAAATATAATGACTATAATGAATATAATAGATAAATACAAATATATTATTTTGTCATTTATAGTAATTATGTTATTTTTTGCTTTAGTAACACAACTATTTAACACAGATTTTTTTGGAATTAAAGAAGCATTTGGAACAAATCCTACAACTACAGTTGACAATATATTATACGGAAACATCACATATAACCCAAATACATTCAACAAGAGCAATTCAAATATTAATACACAATTGAATGATGAGAATAATAATGACAACAATACCAATACCTACAGTCATAATGTAAATATGCCATTAAATGATAGCCAAGGTTGCCAAAATGCGTGTTATAATGCTAAATGTTCTAAAACTGGCAAGCAATGTTCTACTGATATAGATTGCTATCAAGACGGATGTCAATCACTCTTGAAACAAGTCCATGATAAATTTGTAGCTGAACAATCTAAACCATCAACACCTCAAGCATATGTGCCTTCTGATACTTTAGCAACAGGGCGACTAATTTATAATCAAAATCCGCAACATTCTTCCTTAACATATGATATTGGTACAAGCGCCACAATAATTAATAAAGATGCGCAAGTGCCTAGACCATATGATGGTTATAAGGTATGGGAGCCCACATTTAACCTACAAACGCAAATTTATAATGACGAATTAGCCTATGAATATTCTGCTGCGCCGGAACAATATAGGTCAACACCGGAATATAAGAAGACACTAACAGCAACAGGGTTGTTCTATGATATTGGACCAACGCCGGCAAATGCGCACCTTAATTAAAATATAAAAATAAAATATAAAATACTATTATAATATATATTAAACCTACTTAAAGAGAAAACACATATTAATATGTGTGTGGTGAGTCAATTACAAACTATTTAGAATGTAAATAATAGAATGTAATAGATAAAATCTAGTTGGACGAAGATTTGAATCACTGCCTCCAGGGCGCAACAAGGTTTTTATTAAAAATGTAAAAAAGTGGTAGGTTGCGACATGTCTATACGCGAGGTTGGGGCGTATCAAATCATTGTGGCGCAGAGGAAGCGCGTCAGGCTCATAACCTGAAGGACGGTTGATCGAAACAACCCAATGATATATTAGGAAGATGGACACATCAAAAAATGGATGTGACGGATATGTGCGATGGAAAAGCATTTAGCAATGGGGCACATATCAAACAAGTCATTGTAGCGTAATGGGAGCGTACTGACAACTTCAGCGTCGGGGGAGGTAGATCGAAACTACCCAATGACAATTAGGCAACGCAGCGAAGGCTATAAGCGATGGATATGTGCGAAGGAAAAGTCTTGTAAAAGACGAAGGGGCATATATCAGAGTAATGATAATAAATCCCATTGGGTAAAAAATCATTTAGGTGATTAATTGGATTAATGAACTTTAAAAAAGTCATTGATATGGTTGATCGGGACATAGTGAAGTCTATGACAGATTTGTGCGACGGCGGGGCACATATCAAATCAAGTCATTGTTGTGTAATGGGAGCATACAGGTCGAATGCGAGCCAGGGGAGGTGGATCGAAACCACCCAATGACAAAAATCTTGTGTTATTGACAAAATTCAAATACTATTATGATTACTAGATAATTATAATAATATTATTCATTATAATAATATTATTATTCATTATAATACTATTATTTATTACTATAATTTGCGTATATATAATAATATAAAAACACTAATTGCGCAATATATATTTATAATCTGTTGTAATAAAACCATTAAAGGATGAACTTGCCGCAGTTGTATAAGCGCCAAAGTTCTCAACATAAACCCATTCACCAATTGCCAATTCAGGCAACATAATTTCATTTGTAATCAAATCAATACTGTCACATGTTGGCCCAAATATTTTACTTTTATATAATTTGTTTTCATTTCGTTCATTAAAAGGCAACACAATTGGTTTCTTATGGTCAAAATAAATACAATTAAATGAGCCATATACACCATCATTTAAGTAATAAATAACTATTTCTTCTGTTTCTTGCGTTTTTTCATTAATATATGTTTCACGTTTTTTACCAATTACATTCAATACTAATGTGTGAGATTTTTCAACAAAATAACGTCCCGGCTCAGCAATAAATTGTATTTTATCTTCTTCAATTTCTTTACTAAAAAAATCCTGCTGTGCTTGATTTATTTTTTCAGATATTTCTTCAATATTTATACTATTTTCTGTATGAATCCCAGGAAATCCACCTCCAATATCTATAATAGTTATATTTATGTTATTTTTCATTGCTAAATCGTAGGCACATTTACAAGTTTTAATAGCATTGTAATAACTATCAACACTTTTACAACCACTGCCTACATGAAAACTAAACCCAATTAGTTTTAATTGTAATACATTCATTAGATTAATTAGTTTTTCTATATTTTCTATTTTACAGCCAAATTTACTATTAAATTTACATAAACTTTGACTGTCATCAACTGCTAATCTTAATATCAATTTAGCATAAGGATGGTATAATCTGATTTTATATAATTCCTCTTCGCAATCAAACGTCATCATATCTACATCATTTGCTCTGGCATATTTAATTTGAGAAGACATTTTACAAGGGTTCGCAAATATAATTCTATTTGGGTCATTTGTTAGTTCAATAACAGATTTCAATTCATTTTCAGATGCGCAATCAAAATAAGTTCCTAAGCAAGCCAACACATCTAATAATACTGGATTTGGATTACATTTTACAGCATAATATGGCTTAATATTTGGAAAGATGGTTATCCATTTTTCATATAATTTAATAATTTCTCCTATATCAATAATATAAAAAGGTTGTTCATTTTGATTATTTTTTAGAAAATCATTAATTATATCATATGTTGTATATTCCGCACTATATAATTTTACATTATATTTTTCTAATAATTGGTTGTCAAAACTCATAATCTATAATATTAATTATATCTTTATATTAATTGTATTTTAATTGTATTTTAATTGTATTTTAATTTATATCCAATTGTATAAATTAAAATAATTAAAAAATGTTTATTATTGTTTTACACCTTTTTACATTTCAAACGCCGACTCTTTGAGTCGGCATCTTTTAATGTGAAAAGGCAACTGTTACTTTATAACCGATAAATTGCCTTTGTTATATTCAATAATTCTGCGAAGCAGAATTATGATATATAAATCGGCATTTCAAAGGTTAAAAGGTGTAAAATTATGTCGCATACATCAGACCCACGTTGCCACCAATAAAGTTGACAATATTAATGCGCTCTTCAAACAATGTTAGATTAAAATTGTAATCATAGATGCGCCATGTTGGTTTATTAACCGCAATTACTTGGCCTGTTTGTGGGTCGCAAATTGATAAACTCTGTGCTAAAGGGTCTAGCGGCGGTATAATTGTCGTAAATTCCAACTCTATCTGACTAAAACGGTTCATATTCATTGCGCCCGATGGTTGTAAATCTGAAAGATTCGAATTAATACTAAAATTGTAGCAATAAAGACCTGGAGGCGCATTACCGGTAGTTCTGGTGTATTTTTCAATATAATTATATATACCTGCTGCTTGAATATTCTCTCTATAAGACCCATCTAACAAAACACCCATTGCTACTAATATCATCTTGTCATTTTCAGGCGAATAATTCGACGTAACTAAAAGACCCGTTAAATTGCCACTTGGATTAACGCCGGGACCAATATAAAATGGGATTTGGTTGCCACTGGCATCCGTTCTATAAATTACGAAATCGCCACCAGACGACGCTTGAACAACATCAAGAGGCATATAGTTATACGGCCAATTTGTGTAATTTGACCATTCATTTCTTAAATTAACATCACTTCTTTGGAAATAGAATAGCCAATTAGATATCATACCAATTGAATCAAGTGATACTTTATTTGGACCAGTAACGTTGAAAAATCGCTGTTCTCTTACCTGTTTTATTAAATATTTCTGTTCTTCCAGCGCAAATAGGCGCTCTTCTTCATTGGATAAGAAGCAATATGTACAATTCAAATGAACATCGGCATTCCACAAGGTTCTAGTATCAGTATAGGATGTTATTCCAAGTTCAATATCAGGTGGTGGTTGTAAGAAGCGATAGAACTGCATATACCACAAATTAAAATTAGGCGCAATGTATGGATAATTATATGTCGTATCAAATACATCACGGATTTGAAATAGTTCACTAATAGGTCTAAGCGTGACAACAATTTGTAATTCATTGTATTGTAATGAGGTTAATGGGAACGCCATTTGTGACTTGAGTCCAAACCAACTATTTAGAGGAACATATAAAATGCGGCCGCGAATTGACGGTTCAGGACCAGCTAAATCAGGTGTATAAAATGCGTTAGGATACGAGTTGACACGTGAGCCTGAATTACCAGGATTATTCATTTCAGGCGTATTTCCAGACATTTCACCAAATAAATCTTTTTTAACACCGGTAAAGTCGCGCTGAACAGCTGCCAATAAATAGTCACCAGAATACTCCTGGAGTGTATAGTTTCCGCAAACAATACTTACCTTTGAAATCATTTTGGCGCCTAAATTATCAATCCATTTGAATTCGTATGGAGCCCAATCAGTATATGTAGTAGTGCCATCAGATTGAGCAACAGTTTGTGGCGGCATAATTGGACTCCAGATATTGGGCATTGCTATAGTTAAGTAACAATCCATGAGCAAGTCGGCATATCTTGGAACTTTGAATGTAAATGTTGATGGTTCAGATAGACGCAGTGTTTTAGAGCCATCAAAGTCAACACGGAACTTTTGTAGCCCAAAGTTTGTATATTGCGCATAAGTAGATTTAAAAAATGTTTTTGATGGGTTTCCATTTAGAATAATATTTTGCTGTCCAATTGATACTAGATTCATAAGTCCTCCTGGCATTTTAGTTGTTATAATAGTATCATATTATTTTTTTAACTAATTATTAGTTTATATTTATATTTTGCT